CTCTAGCCATTTTACGCGCCCAAGTAAAGAAATCAACTGACCATCAAGAAGGAAAGTATCACCGTTCTTGTTGGCATAGTTCTTGAATAATGTTGAGTCATCTTGATCACGGACATAACCTCGTGAGATATAATATGCCGTGAAAGGCTGAGCGGTAGGGAAAGGTGGCGCCAGGAACCAAAGCTGATCATTCCTAATCTGCCAGTACAGGGACGTAACTGGTGTCCACTTATTAACAAGGTACGCTATCCATCCCTGCGGCGAGATTGGTCCAACGGCCGGCCACTGTTGTGACGTGGACCATTGGGTTACATCAACAAAGCGCCCATAATCAGGCGGAAGATCATACGCCTTTTCCGTTTGTCCCTGAGAATCTGCCAGAATGCTCAGGTTAAGCTGTTGACGAAGTTCCTGCCAATCACGCATAGCAAAAAGATCTGATGCCGACTGATTCAACGCCTCAACCATCTGCTGCGTTGAAGGATCAGTTGAACCAGCCGCATCAGCAGGCACAGGTTGCCCCGTCAACCGACAAATTGTCGTAACGCCCTGACTTAGGGTCGTCTGCGCAATAATGTCATACGTTGGCATGCAGCTCCTTGGGCTGTGAACGTTGCAGTTTGGCGATCATCTCACCCTGCTCTTTCAGGGCATGCTGCAATACGGCGATATCGTTATCACGCTTCTCAAGCTCAGCCTGCATCTTGGAGAGCGGTGCCGCTTCCTTGGCAGCGTCGAGAAATTCCTGTGCCTTTTTCTTCAGTGAAATGGCTCCAGGCATCTTGAGCATTACGTCATCACGAAGGGTGGCAAGGTGCTCTACCGTGCGCACGCCAAAGTAACGAAATTCCTCAATCTGCGCCAACGACATCTGGTTCCACGCCTCTAACGGAGTTCCTACAAGAACTTCTTTAGAATCCTTGTTAGAGCGCACCCAATCGTCGTATTGCTTGCCAAACCTTTGCTGATCCTCTATGCCAATAGGGCGCACAATGACAGTGCCCTTATCGCCAGGGATCATGATCTGAATGAATTCGACCTCAGTAAAGATTGGACGACCCTGCGCCTTGGTCTGTTCCATATCTTGTGAGGCCTTCTTAAAGAAGCGAATGGCGAGTTGTTCATCACCAGCGCGCGGTTTCGTGAAACCTTCATGATCGTATTCGAGCATTTCCATCGTCTTTACCTCCAAGCTAGGTCGAGAAGGGCCCGTCTCGCCGGCGGGATTAAGTTGGTATTTCTGCCACAGCCACGACCAGCTTTCCAGCCGCCGTGTAAGGCAACCCTGCGTTATAAAACGCGATAGCCCCAGTTGGGTCAACAGCTACCTCGTCGCTAGCCACCATAGGCAACCCACCTTGAGAATAATGATCTATTGACCCAATCGAGGTAGCGCACAAAATTCCGTCAAGGGTATAAGCAGCACCTTGTGCATAAACTTGAGGACCAGCGTTATTTCCCGCGAGCAAGTTCGCTCCAGCGGTAGGAAGCGTTGGCGTTCCACCATTGAAGTTGGTAGGAGGGAGAGCGTTAGCAATCCGTATCCTACCGGTAGCATCAAATGATAAAACGCCAGAGTTAAGCATTACCGTATCCTCGATGCCTGCATCGATACAAAAAGTGGGGTAAACAACCTCCCTGCCTGATCTGCTTTACCCTGAACCGTCAAGGCATCCCCTGAATTCAGTTCTGCGATGCCGGAAGTGGACGATGCAAAAGCACTGGTCTGATTGGATGCGCCCGCGCCTATCGTAATCGGTGTCTCAACCCCATTCCTGAAAACAGTGAATTGAAAGTCAGCCCCTGCAGGTATTGTGCCGACAAAATTCATAGTTAAAATGTAAATGCCCTTGGATAGGAACGCCAAGCTATCCGTAAACTGATCAAAAAGACAGCCTTCTGGTGATAACCCAGAAGTAGCGAAATTAGGAAAAGGCACGTCAAACATCGTAACTAGTGAATATGCCACCCCAAAAGTTTGAGGGGTTAGTGCTGCAACCCCCATGCCACCCCATGTGGATGGACAAAGCGCCACAGGAATCTGCCCAATACCAGCCATCTGCAGAGGCGGTATAACATTTCTGTTCGCCGCCAAGGCAGCAAACATTGCCGACTCCTGGGCCTGGGTAAGAGCCACACTAGCTCGCTATAGCTAGCGTCGTCGTGCTTGAGCCGTTCGCTGACTGGTTTATGGTGAGTGATACTCCTGAACGGTTAACCCAACCAGCCTCGGTCGCCGCGCCATTCGCCACGGTGCCCGCCGCCGTCACCATCTTAAGAGGAAAACCAAGGAACGCGGGCCCCGCACCACCATCCCGTGAGGCCCCGTTACCTGCTCCACAAATCGCGACGCCTGCGGTATATGGAGGAGAACCAGCAGCACCTGCCACGTTCGCTCCACCGGCACCAGTTACCTGGCGCCCTCCACCGATATACATGAAGGCGGAGTTGATGGTGTTGATGGTGCCTTCCTGCGGTGTGGTTTCACCAGGAACCTGATTGTCCGTGAACCCTGCGCGAGAGATTGCCCCAGGAGCCGTGGCTGGAACATCACCAGGCTGAATGGCGATCACTGGCAACGCGCTGTAACCGATGCCCGTCTGAAGGGCACCGGTTGAAGCTTTGTCCGAACTGTCTTTATCGAGCGGAGAACCCTTGGGTCCAGACAACGGGTCGAAGATAACGAACCGACCCGTGCTTGGGTTTGCCAGGTTGTCCGCGTTTGTCGAACCTGGAAGTCCTGCTGGCATGAGCGTCTCCTGTTAGGTGATCTGTCCTTGATGGAACGGGCGATCGATGGTAACGAGCGCCAACCCCGTGGAAGGCACGCCGGTCGAGCTCGCAAACTCTGCGTTGAGGATCTGCTCTCCCGCCACCGCCGCATCGTCCACGCTACCAGCGGTCGCCGCTAGCATAAACACTGCCGCGCCAATGACCGTTGCGTTTGGACTTTTGACTGGTATGGTTCCCTCGACAGCGAACCAAGCAAATGAACCCGAAGGCACAATGTTCAGGCTGATTACTACCGGGCCCTCACCCCCAGTCGCCGGTGCCAAAATCGCCCCCACGTTCGGATCCAGCTCACACACTGAACCAACCACAATGTTCGCGCCACCAGCCTTGAGGTAGACTGCCTCACCTCCCAGCGGAACAGTGCCAGCTTGGTCTGATATATAAGCTATTGAACCCGTTGGAATCTTCTGCGTGGTGCTTACATCATTGATCGCTGGCCAACCCACCCGTTGATCTACCATTTGAAACGCCATGATTATCTCCTTTAAGGAGCGGGGACCGAAGTCCCCGCGGTTCCTTAGTTAGTTGCTGGTCAGACGGCCCTGGAATGCGTCACCGCAGGTCGTCAACGCACCAGCCCACGCCAGGATGGTGACTTCCGCGTCCTGGTTAATCGCGTAACGCTTGTTCGGCGCCAGAGGCACCATATTGCGTTGCGCGTGTGGCCGCCACTTGAGATACTTCGTGTTGAGGAAATACATGGTCTTGGTCACGGCTCCCGTTCCGTAGGCTGAGGATGGGAAATACAGGCCACCGTCAAGCACCACGTCCGCGTCCATATACTTGATGGACGGGAAACCAAGCTTCGCCGAGGAAGGGTCCGTGAACCGCTGAATCGCCTGCAGACTCGCCATGTAAATACCCCACATGAACGAGTCGCAAGGAATCAGGTCAGGCCTGTCCGACCCACGCACCAGCTGCGCCCAGACGTCGTTCATCGCCTGTTGGATCGTGGCGGCGGTGAGCGCGGTGGTTGGGTGCGAGGACCAGGGACGCCAGAAGGACCACGTGGCGCGGTCGATCGAGCCGTACGTGCCGGTGGCAATACGTCCTGACGTACCGGACGCGTTCGCAGGCACCACAGCCTCCAGGCCCACGATGGTTTTGCCGCCGTAACCTGTGCCGTCAGAGTAAACACCCTGGGACAGTAGGTTGGACATGGTGGATTCTGCCACCGTGATGCGACCGTCCAGCAGGTCGATCATCTGCTCCTTGCCGGCATTTTGCAACATCTCCAGGCCAGAAATGGTAACTGGCACCGCGGCCTGCTTCATGCTGAATTGTGCCGCGCTGATCACGTCCTGTGCCGCAACGGGCAGCAGGTCGTAACCAGAATACCAGCCAGAATTGGCGTTCTCCGCGAAACTCAACTCCTCGAAAATCGTGGAGCCGCCGGAGATGGTTTTGACGTTACCTCGCTGACTTAGCCGCGACAATATGGCGTTGTTGTTCGTGGTGTTGTCAGCGATCTTCTTCGTGCGAGACTCAATGGTCGTCGCGACGATGTCTGTTACGTTTGGGAATGCCATTTAAGGCTCCTTTTGCTAGTTGAGGGAAACTACGCTCTTATTACACGCGTCCGGTAAGATGAGCCTCGCTTCTTACCTTCCACTCAACGAGGCTATGGCTGCCTCGATAGAACCACGAACCGTGCCGTCCGACGCTACAACCCCACCAGGTGCGCCAGGTGACCCAGTGATGCTGACTGCTGCCGCCTTTGCGGCCTGGGCTGCCTGCGTCAACTTCTGCTCGGTTTGCGTCGTCTCCTGAACTTTCACCAACTTCGAAATCTCAGGATGTAACATTATAGCCTGGCTATAAGCTGTCTGTAAACTGACCTTCTTGTTTCGGCGAGCGGCTACCTCCATAATATCCGCCATGAGATCGCGGACATCATGAAAATACTTATTTTTCTCGTCTGTCGCAAATTCCTCAAGCTCGCCATCAACTTCCTCAGTTACCTGTTGATTATGCCGTGCTTGTTGTTCCGCGAGCGTCCCTAAGAGTTGGTCAACGCGTGGGTCACGAAACTGGGCAGCACCACCTGCGCCATTACCAGCCTTTAAGGTGCCAGCCAAGGCTGCATCAAGCAACTCAATAGGCACCTGGAATTGATTGATTGCGCGTGCTACCGCCATCGCCTTCTCGTGCGGCGTGCCCATACGCAAAAGCGAGCCTGTTTTCAAGTACTCACTAAAGGCAAGGAGTGGAGAACCTTCCTGAGCGATAAGCATCGCGTAAGGTTGTGCCACCTTTTGAAACTCTTGGTGAAATTCCCGCGCCTCTTTCGAGTTCTGAAGCACCCGATAAACCTCAGACTCACGTCGATGAATTTCAACCCGAACATTCGAGGGAAGTTGTGCCCATGACTCACGCGCTTCTGGCTTCCATGAAGGTGGCGCCTTTGTGAGACGGTCCTGCCACTTAGCTTCATCAGATTTTACTTCACCAGCCTTTAGTTCGACGGCCTTGGCTGGTTCCCCAACTTTTCCCAAGGTTTCGGCCTTCGCAGGTTCTTTAACCTCTCCTTCACCGCGAAGAGCTGCAGGCTCAACCTTTACAGGTTCAATCTTCGCAGGTTCAATTTTTGCAGGTTCAATTCTCGCAGGTTCAACCTTAACAGGTTCAACCTTTGCCTGTGCTACCTCCACCTTATCAAAGGCGGCAGCAACATCACTGCGAGAACCACTTTCCTCTATTTTCGCTGCTTCAGCCATGGGACCCTACCTTTCTTGTCTAAGCTCTGAAATGATGCGTTCAATGTCACGGGTATAGACCGGAGAACTTGGGTCCATAACTCGCTCATAGGCAGTACCGCTAGATAGCCGTGGGCGTACGCCAGGTTTCAACTTCATTGATTCCCCTACAATACTAGTGCCGTACGGATCCATTAAATTACCGTGTTGCCAACCAGCTTGCCCAGCACGTGCCCGTGTCTCACCTAGATTACGAAGGTAAAGTTCACGAGAAAATCCTGGATCACCTAAACGTGCGCGTAACAAACCCGCGCGAAGTTCTGGTAATTGACTGGCTCCACGTGGAAGCGTTCCAAGATCACGAATTAGGTTATCAATCTGTTGTTGAGTAAATCTTTGGTTGGCCCCATATGGAAGATTGTGAAGAAAATCAAAACCATGGGTTGATTCATGTCCTATCACACCACTGAGTTCTTCAGGCGTAAGCTTACCACCAGCACTTACCCCAATCTTAGGGACCTCACCAGGGGCCCTTGGGATGCGAAGATTACCACGAACATTTCGAGGTAAATCAGTGGCCTGGATCACCATATTTTTAAGCGAAGGATTTTCAGCAAGCATCTCAGGAGCGTCTATTACCTCTGAATACTTTAATGGTCTTCCTTCCTTAATCCTAGAAATATCCACTGCTTTAGGGGTATGAATTGCCTCAATATCCCCAGCAGGTCCAATGGTTAACTTTCCTTCCGATTTTTGCCACGCTTCACCGCCACGACCTTGGGCCCGTAATTGTCTGGCCATCTCATACATTTTTTCAAGTCGTTTTGGTATCTCTTTAATCCCCAGGCGAGTTAGCACAGCTTCGCTTTCTGGTGAATACGTTGCCCCTGATAAACTTAACAAGCCTGCTCTGGTCGCTGCCCTACCAATAGGACCAAGTGCGGCTGTCAAGGCCCATTCAGACGGTGTTTCACCAGCGACATCAGTAACAAGTCGCTTGGTGCTCTTCTCCAACTCTGCTGGAGAAAGAATTCCTGTTGCAGGAATTTCCATTAACGTCTCTTATCTAGTAACTTATCAATTGCCCGCGCAACGTCGTACTTTCGAGATGGATCAATGCCGCGCTTCTCATTTATTCGTTGTTCTTCAGCCTTGCGCCAAGTCTCCTTGAAGTCATCGGCAGTAGTAAGACCAGTACGTTTCATGTAAGCTTTGTGCTTTACCCGACTTGAGATGTCAATACCATCACTAGTACGAAGACCGTCATAATAACGGTCCCCAACAATAGCCACGCGACGAATTTCGTCTCCCGATCTGTAATCAAGAGGCACCTCCGTCAAAACACCGTTAATTTGGACGAACCGGCGTTTCACGTCCACCTTTCTGATGGTCAAGTATCACATTGATTGGTTCAAGCTGTGCCTCAACCGTGGCTCTCTTCGCTTCAGCCTGATTCTTAGTCGCCTGCGACATTTTTTCCACCCCTTCAGCCTGAGTTTTCTTCAGCTCAGCTATTTGCATAGGCGTGGGCTGTGCCGGAGGCTTCGGTTGCTGCATCGCGGTGAAGGCGTCATCAAGCACGGTCTCAAGTTCCTCACCGCCCTTGTAGCCAGCAACCGCCCACTGCAGAATCTTGATCAAATATGGCCCAGAAGCAGGCGCCGATTGAATCAGTGGCATAGACATCCCAATAAATTGGGCAATGCTCTGAACCACGCCAGTTCTTTCTTGTTTCTCTGACAACCACTCAGGAGATGCCATGGAATCTGCCTGAACTTTGATGCGAAAAGGCATCGAGGGATCTTTTAACAGTTGAATTGCCTGTTCTGCATACTTTGCATCAGACGAACTCATTATCTGGCTCTTTTTCATCAACTGCTGTGGTTGATAGAGCGAGGTAATGATCGCTGCCTTGAGCTGAAGGCCGCCCTGCACAAAAAACGCGATAGTTGCCTGAGTGCGCCCAATTCTTGCGCCCCCGAACTGAGACTTCAACTGCTGGGCACCCAATGTTTCGTTAGGGTTGGACATCCCACGCATAATATCCGAAATCCCAAGCACCTGATAGATTTCCTGGACAAGTTCAGCCTTACGCGCGGTCAACTTTTCCATCGTCGCAATGATCATGTCAAGTGGAAACCAGTCAACAGCACCTTTAAGCCCACCTTTCTCAGCAAACATGGCCCAGTTGTTGACTGGAATCATCTCGTTCATGGCTTTTGCCGACAAGATGTTCTTTACACCTTCATTGTTCTTGTCGTAAACACCAGCGACACGAACTGCCTCAACAAGAAGGTGAACTCGTGTAGTGACCAGGTCCAATTCCTCATATTGATCCTGCGCCATGTAGTATTCACAGCGTGGGATGATCGACTTCGTGGTAGTCGAAGCAAGCAAGGGTGGTGGGCACGGAAAGAATCCTGGAAACTTGATCGGAGCTTCCTTGAAGTCGAGGATGGTTGGTGCGTCCTTAGACCACCAGTAAGCTTTCTTGGTCTGCTTGTCCCATATCTCATAAACCTGTGCCTGTTCAACAACTGAAACAAGCAAAGGATTATCATCTGGGCGCAACGAGGAAGTTGTGCGCTTGTCAAAGTTCATTGAGTTCGCGATAGGTTCACCAAAACGCGCTATTACCTGCGGCTTCGTCATATAAACCCGGCGTGCAGCCCACCGACAATCACGCCACCGCCGAATGGGCGAGCAGAGAAAGTCTTCCCACCGCACAAAGTCGAGGGGAGATTTTTCATCAACGATGACCTCTATCTCACGCGCTGGAACCATCTCCATCCCAGTAGATGGATCCGTGGCAGCTGGCTGCATCTGCTTCGCCGTCTCAACCTCGTAACGCGCCCAAAGCTGCCCAAGTCCAACGATCAACCTATCAAGGATCGCGTCCCTGAAAGTTCCACCATCGGACTCTGCCTCACTTTGAATATCGTTTTGGATAACGCGTTCTAGAATGTTCGCCGCTACTCGCGCCACGTCATCATCAGGATCCTTGAAGGTGCGTGAGACGTCAACCTTTGGTGGGCGCGCGTAGAGTGCCGCGATCATTACCTCCACGTTTGACCAGAAAAGATTAAGCACCGAGGCACCATCACTAACTCCCCCGATGCCACCTTCCCGCTCGTCGAGGTAACGTTCCTCTACCCGCTGTGACCGGGTGACGAATTTCTCGAACCACTTATTGGCTGCGATAATTTCCGCTGACCAGTAATTTGCCAACTTTACCGGATCATCGGTCGGAAACTCAACGCTCGTAAGGTCAGCAAGATTAGTAGCCATTAAACACGCTCCCTGAGCCGACCATTCGCCGGTTTATCATGTAATTGGTCAAGTGAAAAGGCGTAGTGGCTTCCCTTCGCCACGCTAACCTTCTTATCCTCTTCCTTTATCTTCTTGAAGTGGTGCGCAAGCACTGACGCCCCGTAAGTAAACGAGTCTCCTCCATGCGACGCCCAGTCATGGAACGGTTCCTTCGAGTACATTTTTCTTTCGTCATCATAAGAGTACGCCCACGCACGTAAGGCGGTGATGCCGCGCGCGCACAGGTCGCGTTGGAGCACGCACCTAGGAAAAATTGCCCTCGCGGCGTTAATCCTGTCCGCTATACGCATCATAGGCAGCAGGGTGGTTGGCAACCCGCTATCGATGAACTGTTCCTGCGCCGAGTAACGTGTAGCGAACGTCTTTGCCTTCGCGTCGTGTGGGAGGTAGACCATCTGGTACTCGTACGGCTTGAGTTTCAGCTTGTCAATCCAATCTTGCGCCTCGAGCCCACTTTCCTCCTCATAATCAATGAGGGCGATCTTGTCCGGGTAAAGTTGCCAAAACCACCACGCGGAAGAGTCCCTGAAACCAATGTCTGACGAGGCGATGACCGGCCCACCTTCAGGGTCCCAGAGCTGAATGTCCGTAATACGACCCTCACGCTCCGCCAACGCCAACTGCTGCCCGAGCACTGAACCAATCGATGCTGACGAAAAATCACAGTAAAACTCTTGCTGGATTAACTCTTCAGGCATCCCGGCCCGCCGTTCCTCCTCAATATCTGCCGGCGAGAGAACGTTAGTGTCTTGAACGGTCCTGAGTGAAACAAACCACGAGGGATTGCGCTGAGCGATCTGGTAAAGCTCAAAGGCGTGGTTGTAACCGCGTGGGGTATACAAGAAGGCTGCCCACCCACCGTTCTCTCGAAGGATTGGTCGCACAAAATCCCACGCGCGCGGGTCAGCAAGCGACCACTCAGAGAACAAGACGCCTACTGGGTTCGCCCCCACCAAGGTATTATAGTTGTCCGACCCAACGACCTGGTAGAGGCTACCAGAGCGCAGCTTGAGCGACATCTCCGTCGAATTTGGCTCCGCCGCCCGTACTTCCGGGGGAAAGACGGCATCGATGAGTCGGACACCTTGAGTGGTGATATTCTCCCAAACGACCTTTCTGCCCTGGCGCTGCGTGGGCAGCAGGTGCCAGTACAACCCTACGCGTTGGAAGGCGGACTTAGCAATCTGGTGCGCTCCCACAAGGTCCTTGCCCGCCCGTCGATGCCACACCGCGCACGCGCGTGTCCCGCCACGGTCCATGAACGACATGAAGTCGCGCTGGTACGGGCGGGGCGTAAAATTGTGGGGGAGGACTAGCTCAGGCATCCGTAAGCTCCAGGGGCGTCATTACAAATTTACGAAGGACGCCATACTCCTGGCAATCTGCGTGGGCACACCGCACCGTAATTTCTGGGTCAACCTTATCAGTTGATGGATCGCGGACCCCGAGCGACGCGCCCTTGACCACGTACATGACGCTGCCACACGTGCCGCACGCTAGTTGTCCTACGATGTAGGCTTGAGCCATACTAGTTTAACTGCCGCGGCTCGTCTGGGAGTGGTTCCGCTGAACCCTCAATCAAGCGTCCTACAGGAATTTCCTCACCTTCCTTTTTGATGATCACGGTCAGGGGGCCTCCGCCCTTACCCACAAGCTCCGTGGGGATGAGCCGACCGACTAGGGAGACAAAAACTCGCGCGTTCTCCCAGTTGGCTTGAGAAAAGGTCACTAACCAATCTGCACCTCCCAATCGATCAAAAGCCTCGCGAACTACATCACGGAGAGCTTTCTTGTTCTGGGCATCAGTGAGGTTGGACACTAGTAGCTCTCCTTCCGCGAATGCCCCGGATTGCCGCGAAGCTTACTGGCGGTCATCTTCTGCTTTGCCATGTCGGCGTCGACAAACTCCCGCGCGACCGCCCTTGAGGGACCACCTGCACGTGGTTTCATGCCATGGGCGACGGCGCGCATGAAGTCGGCTTGCTCTGGTGATTTGCTGGGCATTCAAGGCTCCTTGAAATATAGCGCACGCAGGAACATTATAAGCCCTTGAAAATAAAGATTAAACAGACAGTATCTATCAATCGAGCGGCATTATATAATGGACTATGCTTAAAAAATGCCGACGTTGTGGTAAAGAACTTGAGGCGGACCTGACCAACTTTAGGCCGGCTAAGGGGACCGCGTTGCGGGCAGAGTGTAGGGCGTGCTATAAGCGCTATGCCAATGATCCCGCCAGACGGCGCAGGAAACTCTATACCAACAGGCGGTGGCATAGGTTACACAACCCGAAGACTAAACTTTGAGCCGTCTAACGCGTGGGTAGCACTATAAAAATTTCGTCTGATCGCACGCCCTACCCCCCAGGGCCCAAGTCCCCTGGCGCGAGACACACGAACCTCGGAACTCGGCCCAATGATAATGATTATCATTATCAATAACATAGCTATAAGTTTCCTTTATACTGGTATAAGTTCTACTTATACTCCTCATTTCACCATGTGGCATTTCATAATGTGGTATTTCACCATGTGGTATTCAAGTACAACTGACAATAATTGTCACGTGACAGAAATTGTCAGCAACTGACAGAAATTGTCAGTCTCCTATAAATGTAACAAAGTGTAACAGTTGTGTACTTTTCATTTCATTCATTTTATAATGCTTTTACGGTCGAATGAGGCCGGATATTAGGAGAACTATCATGGAAATCGTCATCGAAACATCCCGCACGAGCAAGCAGTACTCGCTCGTTGACGGGGCCGAGAAGCCGAAGCTTCTCCCGCGTCAGGCACAGTATGTGTTCTACGCAATGGAGAAACTCGGAACCTTCGCGACGCCGGAAGAGATTGGGAAAGTCGCGGTGGAACTCGGAATGAAGACGCGGCAACCGGCATCGAGAATCGTGCAGTACTACCTGCCGACTCTCAACAAGAAAGGTGTGATCATCAAGTCGTAGCAGGGTGGAGGGGCGGGGAAACCCGCTCCTCTTTTCTCTTGAAAGGAGACTGAGGTGGAATTACTTGGGCTCGTGTTGCTCGTAGTGGTGTTCTGGAACATCTGGCGGGAATGGAAGGACGACCAGGACAAGTAGGGAGAACCAGGGTCGTCAGGCCCTGGTTTTTTAACCAAGTCCCGCGGTCCGCGGACCGGGGAGATTGCCATCAGGCGCGCCAGGTGGGGACCAAGAACCTCGGGCCGAGGAGCCGGCCGTGAGACAAATGGCGCGCCAGGTAGGACCAAAGAACCAATTTCACGCAACTCGTATCTTGGACCGCGGACCCCTGAAGGTAGTCAATTAACACGCCAGGAACGATTTATAACTGCAGGATAACCAATGTAACTGTTATATTTTGGCCCTATATATATAATCATATTTTATGATATTTTATTTAGTTATATAGAGCCTAGTTACTCGGAGTTACTTAAGTTATTAGATATTCTTATTGTTGGTTACCACCCAAGTACTCTTAGGCTGATCAATTATAGTAACTATATTTTCTCGGATAATCCCCAGGGTATTTACTTTTGACCTCCCACGTGATACAATGGTCCCGTGGCAAATGAGCCTTTTGCTCACCCACAACTACCTTAGGAGCTATCATGAAGATCGAGCACCCGCAAGACACGGGTAAGATGAGGACCGCGAGGTCCCCGGAAGATCGTCGACCACCCTCACCTTCAAGTTCTGTTGAGGGCCAACCTACAATAACGCCGCCAGTGAAAAACTCCCTCACTACGTACGTGTACGATCCCAGGTCCGACGTCCCTGGCGCGGTCGCCTCGCTTCCTCTTCAGGCGCGGGTCATCTGTCAAGCGGCGGGAAACCTCGTGGCGAAGGGGGTTGATAAGTTCACTGCCAAAGACTTGACGGCGGAGGCGGTCACGTGTGGTCTCGTCACCCGGCAACTTCCCGAACGTATCATCGCCTATTACCTGCCGGAACTCAAGCGCCGGGGCATAGTGAGGCAAGTCTAGTGTTCTACCTTGTGGAGGTCACTGAGCCGGGGCCCGAGTTCCACCGCGTCTTCCTCACGGACCATGACCTTGATAAAGGAAGGGTGTGGGGTCGTAAGGCGGTCATTCTCGCAGAGTTTGAAG